GCGACAGGCCAAGCACCGGGGCGGCGGTATCGAGGGTCAGGCCGTTGCGCTTCATCCAATCCCTAAATGCCTCACGGCTCATTGGTCGCGACACCTGGGCGAGACGATCGAGGGTATAGGCGGCGATGTCGATCCCGTCTGACCAGACGAGACCGCTGCCATGCTCCTCCACCTGGACGGCGGCAAACAATGCCGGATCCTGGCGCAAGGGCCGGTACACCTTGAAGGCGGCGAGGAACGGGGCGAGGTCGATCCGGTCGCAGGTGCCGTCGCGCCACGTCACCGTCACCTCGAACGGTGCCCCGGCCTTGACGGCGGCGATCTTGGGAATCGGCGCGCCGACGGTGATCCAGTCATTCCCGCTCATTGAGCTCCCTCCATTTCGCCATCAATTCATCCTGGTGCGCCCGAGCCCAAGCGATTGCCCGCTCGGCGACCTGACGCGGCCCGGAGCCGGCCAGGATTTCAAAGCTACGCAGATCGATCATCAGATCAGCTTCGGCCGAGGTCACGTGGAAATGAGGCGGGTTGTGATCGGTGCGGATCTCGATCTTGATCCCGTCCCACCGCCCCATCGTCACCATCGCACCCTCCGTCATCCCTGCCAATATAGTGCATCAGATGCACTGATGCCATCCGCGCGCATCCCGTGAAAGGCTGAAAGCCCGACAGAGTTGGCAACCGCCTCCGCCAACTCGAACCCGGATGAACCGCCACTCCGGCTTGGCCCATGATCGGGGGATGAGCCAGACCCGCACCGATCAGGCCCGCCGCCTGGAAAACGTCCTGAATCACGGTGTGATCGCCGCAGTCGATCATGCGACCGCCATGGTGCGCGTTGAGCTGGCTGGCGGCCGGCTGACCGACTGGTTGCCGGTGCCGGCTGAAATTGGCGCCAATTTTCGTCGCTGGCGGCCGTTGCGGATCGGCACCCCGGTCACTCTCGGATCGGTTTCCGGCGATCCAGGCAACGCCCGCATCCTTCAGACCTTTTACAGCGCCGCCCATCCCGCCCCGGCCGATCTCGGCACGCAGGATCTGATCGAATACGACGACGGCACCCGGATTGCCTACGACAGTGCCGAACACCGTCTGACCGTCGAGGCGGTCGGGGCGGTGACCGTCCGCGCCCGGGAGGCCATCACCGCCGAATCGGAGGTCGAGATTACCGCCAAAGCGCCCCGCCTCTGCCTGATTGGCGATCTGGAGATCCAAGGCAAGGTCGAGATCCAGGGCGATGTTCATGCCACCGGCTCGATCCTCAGCGATGGCGCCAATTCTAACCACCACAGGCACTGAGATGGCCAGTGTTGACGCCCTGACCGGCACCGAAATTGATGAGCTGGCTGATATCCGGCAATCGGTCGAGACGATTCTCACCACCCCCGTCGGCAGCCGGGTCATGCGCCGGAAATTTGGCAGCGAGCTGTTCGACCTAGTCGATAGCCCCGGCAATGAGTCCGGGGCACTGCGTCTGATCGCCGCTGCCGCCGCTGCACTCTATATTTGGGAAGACCGGGTCGATGTCGTGCGCGGAACCCTCTCGGTGGGGATCGGTGGACAGGGCCGTCTACAGCTCGTCTTAAGGGTAATCAGCGACAATCTGACGATTACCGCTGACGTCCCGGTGAATGTGCGATGAGCAGCGGCACTCCCATCGATTTGTCGTTGCTGCCCTCGCCCACGGTGGTGGAGGCGCTGGATTACGAGACGATCCTGGCCGCGCGCATCGCCCGGTTCCGGCAACTGGCGACCGCTGCCGGTATCCTCGGATCCTGGGATCCGACGCGGGAAAGCGATCCGATCCTGATCCAGCTCCAAGAGGGGGCCTATCGCGAACTGTTGTTGCGTGGGCGGGTCAATGACGCGGCCCGGGCTTTGCTGTTGGCTCATGCCACTAAAGGCGATCTGGACAATCTGGTGGCCTTTTATAGAGTGCAGCGATTGCCCGGCGAGATCGATTCTCGGTTGCGTGCCCGCGCTCAGTTGGCGATGGAGGGCTTCAGCACCGCCGGCCCTGAGGGGGCCTACAAATACCACGCCCTCTCGGCTGATATCCGCGTCAAGGATGTTGCGATTACATCACCCCAGCCTGGGGATGTCTTGATTACAATCTTGTCAAGTGAAAAAGATGGGGTTGCCTCGGCCGAATTGCTAAGGATTGTGGCGGCGGCGGTGAATGCAGAAAAAGTACGGCCGCTCAACGACACGGTTTTACTCGCATCTGCTGGGATCGTTTGCTACGCAGTGGACGCTGAAATCGAGCCATTCACCGGCATCGATAGTGCGCTGATCTTGCAGGCGGCTCGAAACGCTGTCGAAAAATACACCACGGATTGCCACGTTCTCGGTGCCCTCGTGGCGCGTTCAGGCCTAGATCGGGCGTTACATTGCCCCGGGGTGCGACAAGTTCGTTTGCTCGCCCCGACTGTTGAGGCGATTGATCCGGGCCAGACTGCTGCTCCGCGCTGTACCGGCATTACCCTTCGCGCGGTGACCGCCAATGGCTGATCCGACTCTGCTCCCCCCGAATGCAACGGCGTTGCTGCGGGCCGTGACGACAGTCAATGGCGAGATTTCAGCGATTCCGGTGCCGCTGACGATTTTGAAGGATCCCTGGCGGTGCCCGGCGGATCTCCTACCCTGGCTGGCATGGGAGCTTTCGGTCGATTTCTGGGATGAAGACTGGTCCGAAGCAACAAAGCGGGCAGTGATCGCCGCCAGCTTTGATACCCACCGCTTCAAAGGGACGGTTTGGTCCATCAAAACCGTAATCGCAGCGGTGCTTAACCAAACGCCGATCATCCTGGAAGGCCTGCACCGCCGCCGTCATGACGGCAGCATCAGCCGTAATGGCCGATTTTTCCACGGGTGGGCGGCGGGATGGGCCTGCTACCGCGTCGTGTTGGAACGACCGATCACCAACCGCCAAGCCGATCAGGTTCGCCAGATTCTGGCCGCAATAGCGCCGAAGCGCAGTCACCTCCTCTCTCTCGATTACGTCGAGTGTGCCGCAATTCATAACGGCGTGATTCGGCGCGACGGGACTTACAATTACGGGATTGCGTAATGTCAACAGGAAGGTCTCGCCTTACCGGCCCTTTTTTGGACGATAATCCCTCCTGGCCGAGTGGAATCTATGAACTCCAGACTGATGACCCTGTTTTGGGTGGTCCAGATGGTATTGACAACTGGCCGTTGCGGTCGTTGACTGAGCGTAGTGTTTGGCTGAAGGCTCAAATTGAGGCGGTGATTAAACGGTCAGGACGCGCGCTTGACTTGTCGCTGACCAATCAACTTGATCTGGCGATTGTCGCCCTGATCGCGGCCGCGATTGCTCCCAAAGCTCCACTGGCCAGTCCGGTCCTGACGGGGATTCCGACCGCCCCGACGGCCGCCGTCGGTACCAACACCACTCAGATTGCTTCCACCGCTTTTGTTCAAGCGGCACTGACGGCATTGGTTAATGCCGCACCCGGGGCTCTGGATACGCTGCGCGAGCTTTCTTCCGCCCTGGGAAATGATCCGAATTTCGCCGCGACAATGGCTGCTACCCTTGCGCTTAAAGCGCCGTTGGTCAGCCCGACGCTGACCGGAAAACCAACCGCACCGACTGCCACAGTCGGCACCAATACGACCCAAATCGCTTCCACAGCTTTCGTGCAAGCGACGATCAACGCCTTGATCAGTACTGCGCCAGGTACTCTCAGCACCCTCAAAGAACTCGCGGCCGCCATTGGCAACGATCCCAATTTCGCAACGAATTTCTCCACTGCCCTCACGCTCAAAGCGCCCTTGGACAGCCCGGTTTTTACTGGAACGCCGAGGGCGCCGACTGCCACGGTCGGCACCAATAACACCCAGCTTGCCTCCACGGCTTTTGTGCATGAGACGATCCTCGCCCTGATCGATGGTGCGCCGGAGAAACTCAACACCCTCAAAGAACTCGCAGCCGCGATTGGTAACGATCGCAATTTTGCTACGAATTTTGCCGAAGCAATGGCCGGCGCACTCGAATTAAAGGCGCCGTTGATCAGCCCGGTTTTTACTGGAACGCCGAGGGCGCCGACTGCCACAGTCGGCACCAATACGACCCAAATCGCCTCCACGGCTTTTGTGCATGAG